ACTACCAAAGTTCAAGTATCGTGCAAAGTACGGACGAATGTATAGTCATCATGTTTGCGAGGATTGTAAAAGAAAATACATCCTCGACAACATGTTACAGAATCACTCAACATTAGAATGGAGGTGCATTAGATGCCACAACGCAAGAAGAAAAGAACGTTAATTCAACGTTTGACAGACGAATTTTTTCGTTTGAGACCAAAAGTGAGACGTGATCCACGGACCAAGGAGCATTTATTGGTTACACATAAGTATCACAGAGTAGAAAATATACTAAGAAAGAGATATGGTGATCTATACGTTATGACTATCCTTAACGTTGGTTCCATCATCATAGATGAGAAAGGAGAAGAACATGATATGTTTCAATTGCAAAGGGAATGGATTTCTAAGGCTAAGCTGGGAAGGAGAACGAAGCATTGAACAATGCAAAGTATGTAACTCGCAGGGCGAAGTTAAGAATGATGAGCACTTTCACCAGTATTGGGACGACGGCGCAGGCTCACCTACCTACTATTACGGTCCGCCGCTTGACGTCGAAGGAGATGAAGGCTTTAAAAACTACGAAATTTATCCAACCCTCACCAGTATTGACAGTTGGTAAAGGGGAAGAGCCACCTTTTTAGTTGCGAACTTTTCCATTTTACTCTATCTTTCGGGGTGAGAAATATTTTTTCATTTTTCACTCCCGAGAAGGGGCTGTCAGATAAGATCAACGATCATTCCAAGGCGGCCCCGTAAAAAGGAAAGGACGTAAAATGGTTATTAAAAGCATAATAAAACTCATACCAGGGTTTAAACCTACGCCTAAATCAGGCACAGTCAGCACAATACAAAAATCTGCATCTAGGTTTGTTAAAAGAAGAAAACAGTTAGGTGGTGCTAAGTCAGTAATGCCTGTCAAGAAAGCCATGGGTGGTCAAGCGTCTGAATCAGTTGCAAGAAGCAAGATTCTTAAAGAGCAGAGAGATAGAAAAAGACAAAGTTTACTTGATTCAATTAATAGAACGCCTGGCGGTGCAGGAAAACCTAAAATTGTACCAAAGAAAAAGCCAAGAAAAGACCCACCAAAGCCAAGAAAACTTAGTGATGATCCACTAGCTCCTAAAAGCAGTGATGAAATCAAAGCATTAATAAATAAATTAAAACAGCAATTAAAGTAATGAACCACGAAGAAATCCTGAAGCAGAGGGACCTATTAGACACAATCCTCGCCTCACGGACCAACCAACTCGATAGAATTGAAAACATGAAAATTATGGACTCAATATATTTTAAGAAAAATTTACCCAAGAATGTGGTGCTATTTCCATTACAAAGGATAAAAAGATATGTACACAACACTTCCATCAAGCCCAATAAGAACAGTAAAAAAGTGTAATAAATGCCCGAACTTCCATGTGGAGTTCTTCAACCCTAAATTTAACAGAACCTATACCCCTATTGAATGGGAAAGAATAGTTACAGATGGTAGAGAGGCATTGGACAAAGCACTGCGATTAGTTAAGGAAGATCCTAAGTTTTTTGGTTAAATGTCGTTTTATATAGATGTTTTTAGTCAAGTAGTTACACTTTCTTTTTTATTAGACTACCAAGTAACAAGGTAACAAGGTAACAAGTAGCAGAATACTTACCTTTTTTGTTACTTACAAGGTATTTTATAGGTAACAAGAAGTAACAAATTACTAAAATAACTCGATTTTGCTAGGTTTTATAATAAAAATATATTATCTTGTAAAAAACATCTATTGAAATGAGCGAATTAGAAGAAGTAAAATTACCAGATGCATTATCGGACTTATTGTTTGATAGAAACATAACACAGAAGCAACGCAAGTTTATTCTGCTGTTTGTCCATTCCGAAGGTTTGAAAACTGCAACTCAATGTGCTGTGGAAGCTGGATATGCAGCTGGTTCTGCGAAGGTACGGGCGTCAGAGTTACAAAACCCAGACAGATACCCACTTGTTGCAAAAGCAATTGATGCAGAGCGCCGTGCTGCTGTTGAAAGGTACAAGTGTAGTCAGGAGCGTTCTCTTTCTACATTGGCTAGAATTAGAGATCAGGCTTCAGCTGCTGGTAATTATAATGCTGCCGTAGCTGCAGAAACCAGGCGTGGCCAGATAGCAGGTTTGTATGTGGACAAGAAAGAAATCTTAACAGGTACTATTGATTCAATGTCAAGAGAAGAGGTTGAGAAAAAACTACAGGACTTGAAAGAACAATACAGTATTGAAACAACATTTGAAGAAGTAAAAGAATTAGAAAATAAATCTTGACTATAAGATTAGTTGGGAGTATATAGGTTTTAGAAAGAGAGGAAGCTATGCATATAGATAAATACGTAGTGAATAATATCGGTCCAAAGTGGACTAATGGTAAAGTTAAAAAGAATCAATTGCTTGATAGTCTTGATGGTACTGATGGTATTGAATTAAAAAAGTTAGTGCCTTTGTTAGAGCAGTGGTTTGAAACTGTTACTGGAGGATGGTCTGATAAAAAGGTTGAGTTAGTTATTAATGTTAAGGAGGAAGATAGAAAATGACAAATTATAGAGAGGGAGTTATGAGCCCTGTGAAAATGTTACAAACTATTTCTGGTATTTGTAAGACCAATGGTAAGATTGATTGGAACAACACTGGTCAGACACCAGAAGATGAGTTTAGGTTTATAGCTAATATGATAGATACTTATCTTGAAGATCAAGACAAGGGCAGTGAGGGTGCAAATCAAGATGACTGAGGAGCTGTTTTGGAATCGTGTTGGTTGGTTACGACATGCTATGATTACTGCAGAACATTTTGAGTTTCGCCTCTTGTGGTATTGGAAGCTACAAGATTTGATGAGAAAGCAACCATGATACAAATTGTGTTATTGTTGTTTGTAATACTCTTTGCCATGCATTGGAAAATTGCATTAATAGTTTTTGGTTTTATATATTATTTTGGTTGGCCCTTCTGATCCCATAGCTCAGATGGTAGAGCAATTCACTTTTAATGAATGGGTCGCAAGTTCGAGCCTTGCTGGGATCGCCACATGAAACCAGAGTCAAAGTTGTGGCAGTTGGTCAAGAAAAACATTACTTCCATTCATTGGACTAGATTAGAATCTTGGGCTATGCCTGGTGTACCAGATGTCTTCGGCATCCAGGACGGCATCAGCGTTTTTGTGGAGTTGAAAGTAACTCGCAGTAATAAAATAGGTTTATCTGCCTTCCAAAAAAACTGGCTATATAACCATTATTTGCAAGGTGGCAGAAGTTTTATTATGCTTCAGCACCTCGGACAGAGGACACTCTACATATTTCCAAGTTCCATTCTCCATTCTCCACTGACAATCACCTCGGCCCCTCATTATAGGGTAGAGCTCCCTGCATCCCCAGCAGCCTGGACTCAGGTGGCTGAACACCTTCTCCATTATCCATTGCCAGAGCCCAACCAACAGGTATAGTAATAAAGGTCAGGTCTCCCTGGCAGCTGGTGCAGCCAACAGGATCTCCATTTCCATTGTCAACCGTTACTAACCGTTACATGTGTATAAGGGATATGGTGCAGCCCACACCAGTCTGATTTCCGTGGAACTTAATCTTCTTTTTACCTCTTGACTATCTAATAAGATGGGACTATATAAGTATCAGGGTCGGCACCGAATCCGTTTAGAAGTTCCTAGGACACCGACCCACATTAGAAAGGTAGAAACGATGACTGAAGCATTAAAGAAAGATTACGAGAAGACCTGCGCAGAGCGCATAGACGAACAGTGGCAGCAGAGGCGAGAAGATCTGTCAGATCCTGAGTTTGAAGGACTCGGGTTTGACTACGTTGAGCCGCATACATTCACCGACCAACTAGAAGGATACTGGCGTTGGCAGTTCTCCTGGGGCGGGCCCAGCGACGAGCTGCGAGCATATGTAAACGAACTTAAAGAAATACATCGCCTGGAATACTGGTTCATGGACTGGATGGACGGTGCGAAGCTGGAGCTGCAGCCAGGACCTGAATGGCAGAGGATGGAAGAGATGATTGAGGTTTCCTAATGATCCTGCTCATTACATTGCTTTTTGCATCGCATCACCCATACCTGGGTGCAGCGGTTTTGGCTGTGTACCTGGCGTGGACATCACTGTGGTAGCACGGTGTCTCCACCTCCATTCCATTACACATAGCTTTTGGTATAGGGTATATATAGGGATACACAGGAGTCCCTGCACAAGTTGCACGGAAGTTCCTGTTGAAAAAAGATTTGACAGGTATAATTAAATGGGATATAAAGGGATAATTAACAGAAAGACGAAAGGATAAAATAATGTCGAAAGCAGTTAATATATTAGAAGTGCTAGAAAAAGCTCATCAGAGTTCAGCTAGTGTAAGTAAAAGAAATAAACAAGCTATCATAGATGCCTATGGTCGTGCCTTAACAATGAAGAAAGTATTAGACGATTTCATCAAAGTAAATCGTAATCTTATTATTGATATGGGTATCAGCGAGAACGCAAACCTATTACATGGTAAGGACTACTCTTTACACGTAACACAAAAACTATCTGTAAAGGTTGATAGTAAGCTTGTTAAGGAAGCACTTGGCGAGTTGGAATACCACAAATGTAAAGTGCCAACACAATACAAACAAATACAAGCAATGCCTAATGAAGAGGCAACAGTTCGCAGAAATAGGAAAGCTACAATTGAAGAAGTAGCTGACTTTAAGATTACTGCTTAGTTCCGATATATGCCTAAGTAGTATTGGGCGACTTCGGTCGCCCATTTCCATTACCCATTACTTAGGACTAGTGCTACTATAGTATATAAGGATAGTAACACCATGCAGACGGAGTTCCGTGGGTCGTGTCAAGTAAAAAAAGTTTTCGAATGTTCTTGATTATAAAATAGAATGGGAGTACAAGATCATTAGAAAGGAGAAATCACAATGCCAGATAATGATGACTACTTATCTCGTCAGTTGCAAATGGTTAGCCAACAGTTCGGTTTAACTAATCCAACTGATCAACCAATTACTAATCAGCAACACGTTGATAATATTAATTGGAAAGCACTTTATAAAGTTCTTGAGAGTGAAGTTGAAACTGTGATCCTTGATCCTAACTGTCCTAGTTATGTCAAGGAATGGGGTCAACGTATCATGTCCAAACTAGCCGAACACTTACCAAGAAGGTAAGTTACCCACGTGGGCTGGTACGAAGGGCAGGTTATCCTGCCCTTTTTTTATGTCCAATCACCTGCTGCCTGGCAGCAGCACACCAGTTCCCCAGGCAGCACACCCGTATCCCAGTCAGGTTAGGTACTTAAAACCGACCAGAAACACCATATCTAGTATCTCGACCCCCCACCACACCCAATTTGGGGGCGTTGCTGTGCAGTGTCTGTAAAGTGTAAGTTTTACACGAACACAGATTATGATATAACTTTTTTCAATTATGTCACAAATCCCAACGGAAGTTTTAAAATACGAATTAAGAAAGTTTCAAATAAAAGTGGCCGAGGAGTCCCGTTCCTCCTACCTTACATTTGTAAAAAAAGTTTGGCCTGACTTTATTGCAGGTTCACATCACAAAATTTTTGCACAAAAATTAGAAGACGTTTCACGTGGAAAGATAAAAAGATTAATTGTTAACATGCCACCAAGACATACAAAGTCTGAGTTTGCTTCACATTTATTTCCTGCGTGGATGATGGGTAAGAATCCTAAGCTAAAAATTATACAAACTACTCACACAGCAGAGCTGTCATATAACTTTGGTAGAAAGGTTCGTAACTTGTTTGAGCAAGATGAATTTAAAGAAGTATTTTCTGATGTAACACTATCTCAAGATTCTAAGGCAGCAGGTCGTTTTACAACAAACAAGGGCGGCGAATATTTTGCTGCTGGTGTAGGAGGAGCAATCACAGGACGTGGTGCAGATTTATTAATTATTGATGACCCACACTCGGAGCAAGATGCCCTGTCACAAACAGCACTAGACAATGCTTACGAATGGTATACCTCGGGCCCCCGCCAACGTCTCCAGCCTGGTGGCTCTATCGTCATTGTTATGACCAGATGGTCCACGAAAGACCTAACAGGAAAATTAATGAACAATCAAACAAATCCAAATGCCGACCAGTGGGACGTGGTTGAGTTTCCTGCAATCTTGAACGAAGAACCACTATGGCCTGAGTTTTGGAAACTATCAGAGCTAGAAGGTGTCAAAGCATCTTTATCCGAACAAAAATGGCAAGCTCAATGGCAACAAAATCCTGTATCCGAAGAAGGATCAATTATTAAACGAGAATGGTGGCAGATGTGGGGTAATGAAAAGATACCAGATCTTATGCATATTATTCAATCATATGATACAGCTTTTAGTAAACGTGAGACGGCAGACTTTAGTGCTATCACAACGTGGGGTGTATTTCGACCCGTGGAACACGGACCACCGCACATTATACTTCTTGCTATGCGTAAAGGCAGATGGGACTTTCCTGATTTAAAAAGGATTGCTTTAGAAGAATATCAATACTGGGAACCCGAAACAATTTTAGTTGAAGCAAAAGCTTCTGGTATGCCGCTTACACACGAACTACGACAAGTGGGTATACCTGTTGTAACCTATACACCAAGCAAAGGTAATGATAAGTTTGTTCGTGTAAACTCTGTAGCTCCTATTTTTGAAGCTGGACAAGTATGGGCGCCAGATGAACGCTGGGCAGAAGAAGTTATTGAAGAATGCGCTGCTTTCCCTTATGGTGATCATGACGATTTAGTTGACTCAACGACGCAGGCGTTGTTGCGATTCAGACAAGGTAACTTCATACAATTGGAGTCAGACTATGCTGATGAACCTACATACATAGAACAACGAGAATATTACGGATGAAAAGAAAAGAAGCAAAAGATAAATTTTATGGTCAAGATGATGTAGATATCTTTGAAGGTGGACCTGCTGGACAAACACTCAAAGACATAGATCCTAATTACGGTGGTATTCAATTAGAACAAGACGAACTTATAGGAGATCAATTCTCCAGAGATCTAGCAAGATTTACGAAAGGAGTAACTGAATTTATTTCACCTTCTCCTGAAACAATAGCTAAACAAGATGAACAGAGAGCACAGAACCAAGCTGTTTTTAATGCAATATTAGAAATTACAGGAAAGGATGCAGACTCCTTTGAGGGACAAAAACTTTTATCTGATCTAAGAAGAGACTCTGAATTTCAAAAAAATTTAGGGTTTCAAGATGAAGGCATACTTGGAGGAGGAGGTACAACAGATCAACCCATTTATGGATTATATGACATAGGTAATTTTTTATTTGGAGACGCAAGAAGAGGTCTGACTGAAATGACAGAAAAAGGCACGAAATATAAGGAGCTGCCTTTTGAACAAAAGCTTGGTATTGCTATACTACCTATAGATTTAATTGATGTAGGAGGTTTAGCTTATTTAGCAAAGACACCAATCGGCGCTCTTATGAGAGCTGGTCAAAAAACATTCGGTAAGGGATCTAAACTCACTGTCAAACAACTAGTGGATGATCCTGAGTTTATGTCAAATTATTTAGAACAAAATCCAAATGCTATAAAAACTTTAAAAGATTATGGTTTTGACATCGAAGCTAGATATGCATCAGGTAAAAAGAAGCGTGGTCCAACGCCAATAGAGAGAGACACGGGATTGGAAATACTCGGAAGAGATTTTTTACAAGAACAAAAACAAATTAAACCTGGTGTTGACCCTCAATTAGAAAAAGCAGCTAAAGAAGCAGATCAAGTTGTAAATAATTTTAGTCAAAAATATGAAAAAGCGTATGCATCTGGAAAAAATAGAAAAAGAGTTTTAAATAAACTTAGAAAAGATGTAGGCGAAAAAGAATTTGATAGATTAGAAAAACTTTCAATACAAAAAGGTTTAAGCAAAAAAAGAAATTTAGCACCAGAAGGATCAGTAAAAAAAACTACACCAGAAGGTGAAAAATTTATTTTAGAAAATTATGATAAAATGAGTAACAGGGAGTTACAAGCTATCATGTCATCTGATGAGAATGCCAGTAAATTTTTTTATACCGACTCATCAGGCAATATAAATATACCACAAGATAGTTATTTTAGAGCTTACCTTGCAAATACATTAGGCCAGACCAAAGCTGGCGGTATAGGTCAGGCAGGAGGAGATCAAATATCTAAATTATCAAAAGAAGCAGATCAAAAAATTTATGATGAATTTAATATATTAAGAGAATCCGAAAATTTTAGATCAAATGATCCTGAGCAAGTAAGACAAGCTTTTGCTAAAGCTTTTACTAGTGAACAAAGTATGTCAAAGTATGCAGGCACGGATGCTTTATCTACAGAAACAAATTACCTACGTGCTTTAAATAGAAAAATAAAAACATTTAATGAAAGTCAAGGATTCGGAGTTTTTGATCCAAAAAAAGGTTTTGAAAAAGGAAGAGTTTATAACAGAGATCAGATTCAACAAATAAATAGATTTTTAAAAGTGGGTGATGAGGTAGACGGAGATAAAACTAGAATCACAAATTTATTTGGTAAATATTTAAACACAAACGATGTTTACAATAATTTAAAAAATAATATGCAAAAACTTGATGACAGTTTTTATCCAGTTATTAATGGAAAAGTAAAAAGAGATTTTTCTACAAAACTTAAAAGATATTTAGATTTTGTAAGACAAACATCACCAAATACAAAAGATCCTGTCAAAGGTGATTTTGGAGCTTTTATGAATGAATTTGGTTCAGATATAAATGCTTTATTAGATCCAAATTCTATTGAGTATAAAAATTTTCAAAAATTTTCTTATCATGACAAGATTAGAGAGGAAGTAGGTAATCTTGCTAAACCATTTTTAAATAAAAGATTTCCGTCTAAAACAGGAAATACACCTAGAAATAGTATTCAAATAGCTCACACTTTTGAAAGCAGTCAGGTAGGTAAGACAGTGGGAGAAGGCCTTGAAGGTGCTGGAATGATACCTGGTTCTTATTATTTAGATATTTCAGAACTAAATGCAATACAGCAGCCTGTGTTAGAAAGCAGGGCTAGGGCAGCTTACAAAGAATTTAATGAAACTGGTAATAGATCAAAACTTGATGCCGTAAGTAAAGATTTAGAAAATATAGGAGCAGAGGTAGCTGTTGGTGAGTTCATACTTGGAAAGCACAAATCACTTGAAGAAAAGTTTTTAGATCTTATTGGTGGACCTCCTGGATCGCCTGAAAGAAAAATATTAAAAGATAAGTATGGAATTTCTGACGAAGAGATTGTAAATTTAGAAAAAGCCATTGAGCTTTTAAGTGAAGGTGCAAGTAATGCTGGCATTGCACAAATGCAAAGTGGAGGCTTAGTAGGAGACGTGGACGATATATTTGAAGAAGAACAGGAGCTATTACAGCCAAAACCAAGAATTACTGTAGATTTTGGCGATGCAGCAAGAGGCACGGTCCGTCGTTTTGGTGAAGAAGAACCTGAAGATATGGTTGATTTACCTTTATCTTCTATACAACTTGGAGATGGTCCAGAAGTAAAAGCTACAGCTGCACCAGCTCAAAAGACTTTTGATGTTGAGCCGATGGAAAATATTTTTACAGGAGAGATGGAGCAAGCAAATTTAAAATTACCTTTTTGGAAATTATTTACAACGCCACCTGTTAATGAAACAGCACCAATACCAACACCAAAAGAATCTTTAAACAATCCAACAAAGAAACAGAAAGAAAGTTTAGAACAAGAGAAAATAAAAAAACAGGAAGATGTGTTTGATCCATCACCTGAAGACAATAAAAATGTAGATCTAGGAAGTTCAACTGATGTAGCAGTTACACCGAAAACAGGGCAAGCTGTAACGGGTGTATTTTATTCTGATATTGAAAGAGCATTAGCTAGACCTGATACTCCAGCAATCTTTCCAAATAAAAAAGCCCTTCTTGATTTCTTACGTAAAAATAGAATTAGAGACTCTGAATTTAGAGATTATCAACTTGAGTCTTTACTTCGTATCTACGATGAAAATACACCAATACCAAAGAAACAAGTAATAGATCATTTACGTCAATCACCTATCAGAGGTATGCACGTGCACGCTACGGGTCAGGGGTCCGATATTATTAATCCATACGGCGAGGTTGGAACAAGATATGAAGGCTACGCAGAACCAGGATACATATCTGGCACACAACGTGAAAGAGTTTTGTATATTCCAAATGATAAAATAGCAGGTGATTCAGGTGGATATCCACAAAGTATTTTTCAAGGTGAATCTATTCAACGACATGAATTTGGCATACCTCAGCAGGATAATGCATACATTGTCGGTTGGACACGGCTCACGGACCGTAATGCTATATTACCAACAAAGATATCAGCACCACAAACAGCATCCAAAGTGCCTGGTCTTACTCGTGAAAGAGATAGAGTACAAAGACAACTATCTGGATTGTTTGCTGAAGCACAAAACAAATTAAATGCACAAGCACAAAGACGAGGTATACCTGTTGATGAAATACAAGCTGGTTCTTTAGAAGAAATGCTTAGCACTTATTCAGGAACTCTTAATGAAATAAGCCCTGGCCTAGTAGATCAGATGGATGAGCTTATTGTAAAAGCAAGGGACTTAGATGGTGAAATAGCAAAAGGATCTAATATTGATACAAGCGGCGTAGTCCGTGTAGCGTTTGCCGATGAAATACAATCAGACATCATGCAAGCAGCAGCTGGTCGAAAACAAAAACTTGTAGCGACTCTTCGAAAAATTCAAGACGAAGGTAAAGAATCTACAACACTTCCTGAGTTAAGCAGAATTGGTCAACAGGCTTTGGCATTTTTTGAAGAAAACAAATCAGTATTTAGACCACTTCGAAAATCACAAACAGAGGTGGATATAATTGGTGACAATCTTGCTAAGCTTGATGCTGAGGTAGATGAAATAATAAATAGATATATTGAAACAAGAGATTTAGATCCAGCTTCAGTAAAAAGATTACAAGTAGCATTGACAGAAAATATAGATGCAATGATAAATGACCTCATAACGATTGATAATAAAACTTACGAAGGTTTGTTCCCAGATATACCATTTAAGAAAAGAGAAGAGTGGGCCGATGCTTTAATTAAAAAAGATTTATTTGAGTTAGCTTATAGAAAATTTGTATTGAAAGATCCTCAAGCTCCTGACTATTACTCCGTTACACCAGATCAGTTTGTAATAGATAGATATAATTTTAAAGGTAATTCAGCTACACCAATGGACGTCAGAGCTGCAGATAAGAAAAAACAAATAGATTATTTTACAGGGAGAGGAGAGTTTTTAGGTTCAGAATACAAAGGTATTGGTATGTCAGAATTTTATGGTGGTCCAAATGCTAAAACACCAGACGGCAAGCATTATACATCTGTCATAGAGAAAATATTAAAAACACAAGCAAAATCAAACAACTCAGAGTTTACGGTATTAAATGTACAGACAAAGACTGGAGCAAATGTTGTGTATAAAATTACAGACCAAAATGGCAACATGGTAGCAACACTTACAAATCAAAATCAAGCAGACAGACTGCTAAATACAAATCCAAATTATAGGGTTGAAAGAGTATCAATGCCAACAGACAAAAATACGACACCATCTTTTGCTATTAAAATTACAGAAGAAATGCTAGAACCATACAAAACCCACAAAGCCAAGGGTGGACTTGTGCAGATGATTGATATATTTGAGGTAGCTTAATGGTTGAAAGAAGAATTACAGGTGAGCCTACAGAGATAGAGGCTGAATCTATTACAGTTGAAACACCAGACGAAGAACTTACCGTAGAAAACGTTGAGATGACCGATGACGGCGGTGCTATAATAAATCCTGTAGAAACCCCACCAGAAGATAGATTTGATGCTAACTTAGCTGAATTTATTGATGATGAAGATTTACAAATGCTTTCATCTGACCTTATGCAGGAATACAAAGATGATAAATCATCAAGAGATGAATGGTATGATGCATATTCAAAAGGTTTAAAACTTTTAGGATTTAACTATGAAGATAGATCTCAACCCTTTCAAGGAGCTAGTGGTGTTACACATCCTTTACTTGCTGAAACAGTAACACAGTTTCAAGCACAAGCTTATAAAGAATTATTACCAGCTAATGGCCCAGTAAGAACACAAATTATTGGTGAGCAAACGGCTCAAAAAGAAGAACAAGCACAACGTGTTCAAGAATTTATGAATTACCAAATCATGCATGTCATGGAGGATTTTGATCCTGACCTAGATCAAATGTTATTTTACTTACCGCTATCAGGTTCTGCTTTTAAAAAAGTATATTTTGATACAACTCTTAATAGAGCAGTATCAAAGTTTATACCCAGTGAAGATCTAATTGTACCGTATAGTGCAACTGATCTAGCAACGGCTGAAAGAGTTACACACGTAATTAAAAGAAACGATAACGAAGTTCGTAAGATGCAAGTGCAAGGTATCTACAAAGATGTTGATTTACAGTATCAAGATGAGCCAAGTAATAGTAGCGTACAACAAGCTGTAAACAAATTGGACGGTGTTAGACCAACAGGGTCTGCCTATAAAAATGATGTTTACACATTACTAGAAATACATTGTGATTTAGATGTACCAGGTTACGAAAATGATGATGGTATTAAATTACCTTACATTGTTACAATTGATGAAGGGTCACAACAAGTATTGTCAATATATAGAAACTTTGAAGAAGAGGATTCTTTTAAGAAAAAGAAACAATATTTTGTACACTATAAATTTTTACCAGGTCTAGGATTTTATGGCTTTGGTTTAATTCATATGCTTGGTGGTTTATCAAGAACTGCTACTTCAGCACTTAGACAATTAATTGATGCAGGAACTTTATCTAATTTACCAGCAGGTTTTAAAGCAAGAGGATTAAGAATACGTGATGATGACAATCCACTACAACCTGGCGAGTTTAGAGACGTAGATGCACCAAGTGGTGATTTACGTGCTGGACTTATGCCTTTACCTTACAAAGAACCAAGCGCTACATTATTTCAACTATTAGGTTTCGTCGTACAATCAGGCCAACGGTTTGCTACTATAGCTGATCAAAAAATTGGTGATAGCGTTGCAGCTAATGCACCTGTAGGAACGACAATGGCTCTAATTGAACGTGGTTCTAGAGTCATGAGCGCTATTCACAAAAGATTACACTACGCACAAAAGACAGAATTTAACTTATTGGCTAGTGTATTCAAAGATTTTTATCCACAAGTTTATCCTTATGAAGTAGGTAAGAACGCAGCAGCGGTTTTTAAGGCATCTGATTTTGATGAACGTGTTGATATTATGCCTGTATCAGATCCAAACATATTTTCAATGTCACAACGAGTTACCTTGGCGCAGACACAATTACAAATGGCTCAATCAGATCCAAAACAACATAATTTATATGAGGCTTATAAAAGAATGTATCAAGCTCTTGGTGTCAAAGATATTGATGCAATTTTACCTGTACCAAAACCTGATTCACCAAAAGATCCTGGTATAGAAAATGCAGATGCTTTAATGGGCAAAAAACTAGTTGTATTTAGGGGACAAGCTCATCAACAGCACATAGAAGCACATAGGGTATTTATGTCATCAATGTTAGTTAGAGCAAACCCGCAAGCCACCGTAATTTTGCAAGCTCACATCATGGAACATATTTCTTTATTAGCAAGAGAAGAAGTAGAAGCTCAAATGAATGAAGTAATACAACAAGAAGCACAGAAATATGGTGGTCAAATACCACCTGAACTTCAAATGGAGTTTCAAAAGCAGCTTGAAGTACAAGTTGCAGACAAAGTTAGTGATTTTATTTCTGAAATGTTCATAGAAGAACAAGAAGCGATGCAAGGACAAGGACAAGATCCTTTAATTGGATTAAAACAGCAAGAATTACAGCTAAAAGCACAAGATATTCAACGAAAAGCAGAAAATGATGGTCAAAAATTAGAACTTGATGCTGCAAAACTTGAACAGCAGGCAAAAATAGCACAAGACAAGATAGATTCTAATGAAGATATTGCTCAATTACGTGCAAATGTAAATCTTGACAAGCAAAAACAGTAAAAAATGGGTAATGCAGAAGAAAAACTTGCTGATTATTTTGATAAGCTTATGTACATAGCAAAAAATAGTAGTAAAAGCTCTGAAGATAGTATACTTTTAGCTGGTGCTATGATGGCAGCAGCAAGAGTTTTGTTCTATGATCATCTTAGTGCAAAAGAAGCACAAACTTTGTTAGATCAGGGTGGTCTTGACCTAATTGAACTTGTAAAACCTACGATACACTAATGAATTTTAAAAAAACAAAAACAGAAGTAGTAAAAACTAAAAATCCTTTTCCTAGTATGAAAGTTTCGTCTGATGCAGCCGTTGTATACTCACCTTTTGTCGTAAAACAAAACAAAGGTGCGGGCCCAAAAGGGCAGACTAGCAACGTTCAGATCAAAAAAGTTGATTTTAAAGGCGTAAAGTAATAAAACCTACTCAACAAAGGAGGTTTCTATGAAACTTTTACAAGATCTATGGTCTCACCTTAAGGAATGGTCAGACTGGAGTATGAAAGATTGGATTAAAGCTGGTATTGTAGCTATAATCGTAATCATAATTATTGGAGCAATATAGAATTTATGTGGCAATTACTTGCTAAACCTTTACTTGGCGTCGTCGCAGATGGCGTCAAGGGTTTTGTAGATACAAAAAAAGCAAAACAAGAATTAAAACTTACAACCATTAAAGCAACACAAAAACTTAAAGAAGATCAAATTGCTGGCAAAGTGAAGTGGGAGCAATCTGCTGTGGATCAAATGAAAGGGAGCTGGAAAGATGAAGTGGCATTAATTGTACTACTTCTTCCAGCAGTTTTAGTATTCACGCCTTTACAAGATCATGTGCATAAAGGGTTTCTCGCTTTGCAAGACCTACCGTCGTATTATCATAATTTGTTGTACATTGCGATTTCAGCGAGCTTTGGCATCAAGGCAGGATCTAGTGCAATAGGGATGTTTAAAAAGAAATAATGGTAACTAAGTATATTAAGTTCAAAGGATCAATGAAACCAAAGGGACTTACCATGGCTACAGATGCTAAATTAAAACAACTTAAAAATACTGGATTTAGACAAGGAAAAGATTACGAGGTGGTCTCAAAAAAAATAGCTTTAGGAAAGTCTAGAGGAGGATCTGTGAAGAAAAAAGTCAGTAAGATGATTAAGGGCCTTAAAAAGGCATCAAAAACTCATGCAGGACAAGCAAGGACATTAAGTTCAATTAAGAAAAGAATTAAAGTATGAGTTACGAAGAATTATCAAAATCAGTTAAATTAAGTGAAGGTTTTAGAAACAAAATATATCAAGATACCGAAGGATTCGATACCATTGGGTGGGGTCATAAGGTTGTCCCAGCAGATAATTTTGTTGCTGATAAAGAATACACAGAAGAAGAATTACAAGCAGTATTTGATAAAGATTTAAGCAGAGCTATAGCTCAAGCTAAACAACTAATGACTCAAAATAGCATAGAAGATTTACCAGAAACAGCTCAACACGTCTTATCGGAGATGTGCTTTCAACTTGGACAGTCAGGGGTGTCTAAGTTTAAAAATATGTGGAAAGCCCTGCAGGAAGCTAATTTTATAGGTGCAAGTTACGAAATGCTTGACTCTAGATGGAACAAACAAACTCCAAATCGTTGCAAAAAATTAGCTGACCTTATGAAATCATGCGGCTAGAAAATTTCTTTACAGCATATAAAAAAGATTTAATTGCTAGACAAAAGCAAGTAGAAGAGTCTATATTAAATGGGATAGCTAAGGATTGGTCAGAATATAAGTTTTTGGCTGGTAAATTAGCTGCATTAAAACAAGAAGAACAGGAACTCACGGACCTGCTTAAGAAAACGGAGCTAGAAAATGACTAAACCTAAATTAATTGTACCAAAACATGTCTGGGATGGCGCTCAGGCAGAAAAAGATAAAAATGAATTAGAAAAAATACCAAATCCAGTAGGATGGAGAATGGTTTTATTTCCTTTAAAGCTAAAAGAAAAAACAAAATCAGGTTTAATTCTTACAGATGAAACTATAGCGGAGTCACAAGTGACTACAAATATTTGTAAGATTTTAAAAATGGGTGATTTATGTTTTAAAGATGATACAAAGTTTCCTAGTGGCCCTTGGTGTAAAGAGGGTGATTGGGTACTCATTACTAGATATGCAGGATCAAGAATCCGTATTGATGGTGGTGAGCTACGGATTATTAATGACGATGAAATACTGGCTGTTGTTGATGATCCTCGAGATATTTTGCCAGCTAACATAATGTAACGTGGAGGAGACCATGCAACCAACAGTGCAATCAGAGCAAGACAAAATGGTCCCGATAGATACTTCGGGTGATGCTGTCGAGATTGAATTAAAAGAAGACGAAAAAAAAGAGGGAGGTTCTGTTCAAGTAGAGCAAGATCAACCTTCTGTAGAAGTACAACAAGAAGAAAAAAAAGAAGAAGATCTTGAAGAATATTCTCAGTCAGTAAAAAGACGTATAGATAAACTAACTAGAAAAATGCGAGAAGCTGAAAGAAGAGAACAAGCAGCTATTGAATATGCAAAACAAATTCAAGAAGAGAATAAAAATCTTCAAGCTACTACTATAAACACTTCACGTGAAAGAGTATCATCTGATGAAGCTAGCGTAGCATCTACAGAAACTCTCTTAAACACAGCTTTAAAACAAGCTATGGAAGCTGGAGATGTTGAAAAACAAGTAGAAGCTCAACAAAAAATGGCTCAACTAGCTATTGAAAAAGAAAGATTAAGAATTAGAAAAAACAAATTAGCTCAACAAGAACAAGCTGAGCAAACAACGAATCCTGTCGAAGATGTTATAAATCAGCCTCAACAACAGCAAAAAGCTCCAGATCCTAAAGCTCAAGAGTGGGCAGAGGATAACAAATGGTTTGGAACAGATAGAGCTATGACTTATACTGCGATGTCTTTTCACGACGAATTAGTTACAGAAGGATTTGACGCAACGTCAGATGAGTATTATAATGAAATAGATCGGAGAATCCGAAAAGAGTTTCCTCAAAAATTTGAGGATCAAAGTAAGCCAAAGCAAACTGTTGCTTCGGCTGTACGAAAATCGGCATCAGGCCGCCGCACTGTGAAACTCACACCCTCACAGGTAGCTATTGCAAAAAAACTTGGTGTGCCACTTGAAGAGTACGCAAAACACGTGAAGGAGGCGTAATGAGTACAGATAAAATAAACAAAACCTCACGCAAGCTCGAGACCCGAGATAAACAAGCTCGACCTAGAGGATGGGTACCTCCATCTAACTTGGATGCACCAGAACCACCTGATGGTTTTCATCATCGGTGGGTGAGATCAGAGTTTCGTGGTCAATCTGACGAAAAAAACGTCATGGGTAGATTACGAAGTGGATATGAATTGGTAATGGCTAGTGAATATCCTGATCGTTTAGATTTACCTCACATAAGTGATGGTAAATACAAAGGTGTAATTGGAGTTGGAGGTTTACTACTGATGCGATGTCCTGAAGAAGTCAAGGAAGATAGGGATGCCTATTTTGCTGGCAAAGCTCAAGACCAAACTAAATCAGTAGAAAACGATTTACATAAGGAAGAGCACCCAAGCATGCCAATCCATCAGGATAGGCAGAGCAGAGTAACATTTGGGGGCAAAAAGTCTAATGGTTAGATTCACTGTCTCTGAATTTAGATAGGAGACTAATATGGCAAATATTGATGCGCCATTCGGTTTACGTCCAATTGCAAAACTAGGTTCGGCACCTGGTGGCACAACTGGCACTACTAAATATAAAATTACTTCTGGGGCAAGCGCACTTTTTACAGGGGATCCAGTCAAGTTAAAAGCTGACGGTTCTATCGAAGTTAAAGGTGGCGTAGGTGCAATTACAGGAGCAATTAGTGGTGTTTTTATGGGTTGTTTCTACACAGATCCGACTACAGGAAAACCGACGTTCCGAAATAATTATCCTGACGGGCTAGCAGCATCGGATGCTATAGCTTTTATATCAGATGATCCAGATCAACTGTATATTGCTCAACAGGATTCAGTCGGCAGCAACGTAGTTGCAGCAGACTTACACACAAACGCTAACATGGTCATGGCAGCGGGCAGTACCACTACGGGTATGTCTAAAGCTGAGATCGATTCAAGCACAGCAGCAACTGGAAATGCTACTCATATGTTAAAGTTAATGGACTTTTACGATACACCAAGTAATGACGCTACGGCGAACAACTCGGTTTTAGTTGTAAAGATCAATAACCACGAATTGGGTGCACATACAGGAACTGCAGGCGTATAAGGAGGACTAGACTATGGCTATTAATAGAGCACAACTGGCCAAAGAACTGGAACCTGGCTTAAACGCCCTGTTCGGTATGGAATATTCTCGTTATGAGAATGAACATGCTGAGATCTTTGACCAAGAATCAAGCGATAGAGCATTTGAAGAAGAAGTTATGCTTATGGGCTTCGGCGAAGCTGGTGTAAAACAAGAAGGTGCTGCTGTACAATTTGATACAGCTACTGAAAGTTTTACGGCTAGATATACTCACGAAACTGTTGCACTTGCATTCAGTTTGACTGAGGAAGCTGTGGAAGACAATTTGTATGACACTTTATCTGCTCGTTATACTAGATCGTTAGCAAGATCCATGGCTTACACAAAACAAGTCAAGGCTACTAACGTACTTAACAATGCATTTACTACAGCTGGTGGTGATGGTGTTTCTTTAGTAAACACTGCACATCCAACAGCACTTGGTGGAAACTTTTCCAACAAGAGTGCAACAAATGCAGACTTAAACGAAACCTCATTAGAGCAAGCAATGATTGATATTGCAGGCTTTATCGATGAAAGAGGACTAAAAATTGCGATGCAGGGAAGAAAATTAATTATCCCAGTAAACACGCAGTTTGTAGCTGATAGAGTATTAAATTCTACCCTCAGAGTCGGTACTGCTGATAATGACATCAATGCTATGAGAAACATGGGTATGTTACCTGATGGATACGTGGTAAACCACTATCTATTAGATACTGATGCATTCTTTATTAAAACAGATGCTCCTAATGGATTCAAACACTTTGTAAGAGCACCACTTACTACTGGTATGGAAGGTGACTTTGACACTGGAAACATGAGATACAAAGCACGTGAAAGATACAGCTTTGGATTCTCAGATCCAAGATGTGTATATGGATCAGAAGGTTCATAAAATTTACTAAATCTTTCTTAGGAAAAAGGGCGCTTGTAAGAGCGCCTTTTTTATTTTATAGTATTCTTACCCAAGACTTAAAACGACAACTAAAAGGAGGTTGACATGGGAACAACTACATTTTCAGGACCAGTAAAAGCTGGTACCGTAAGAGAAGGAGCTAGTGCAAATACAGGATCTGTATTGATGGCTCAATCAGCAGTAATAGATATTATTGGTGCTACTAACACAACAGCTGTAGGTATTATTCCTGCCAACTCACAGATTGTGGATGTAATTTTAAATGTTACAACTGCATCTGATGATGGTGGAGCAGCAACTGTAAAAATTGGACACGTAGGTGATGATGACGAGTATCTTGCAGCTACAAACGTAAAAGCTGTAGGCACAACTAGAGGCACAATTGGTGCTGATGGTACTGATATTGGTACGTCTGATCAAACTGTTAATGCAATTTATACAGCAGCTAATGGTAATGGTGCTAATGGTGCAGCTACAGTAACTGTTCTTTATATTCAGAATAACAACTTAGCATAAGAGGTTTAAATGTACGCTATTAAAAACAAAGAGTTAACAGCTAGCGGACAAGTAACTACAAAAGTTGCTGCGGGCACTAATACACTTAGTGCTCCAGCTAGAGTGTTGCAACTTAGTATTAGATGTGGAAGCACTTTAGGAAGAGTGGACCTTAGAGACGACGGCCCTAGTGGCACTGTCAGATATACAGTTCCTACTCCTGCAATTGGTGCTGGTGAGGATGAAGTAATGACAATAAGTTTTCCAGATTTTGGAATAAGATTTCAAACGGACTTATATGTTTTCTTTAATCAAGCTACGCACGTTGAAGTACTTTATGCTTAGTCATGGCTAAGAAAAGGGACAAACAGCCACCAAAAACAAAAAAATATTTCCGCTCCACAAAGTCTGGAGCGGGGATGACAAAGGCTGGGGTAGCAAAATATCGTCGTGATAACCCTGGCTCTAAATTAAAAACAGCAGTTACTGGTAAAGTAAAACCAGGTTCAAAGGCTGCAAAGCGACGCAAATCTTTCTGTGCAAGAAGCGCAGGACAAATGAAAAAATTTCCAAAAGCTGCTGCAGATCCTAATTCAAGGTTAAGGCAAGCAAGGAAAAGATGGAAGTGTTAAATGGCTGAAAAAATAGGACCAATATTTAATAGAATTTTAATTAAAAAATTAGATCAAGCATTAGACAATGGATCTATAAATAAAAAAGATTATAATGATTTGAAAAAAAAATATTTTGGAAAGCCAAAATTAATTCAAATGGATTTATTTGATCCAAAGAAAAAGAAACAAGGAGGACTTATGGAGGCGACAAAAAGATTAAAAGCTCAAGGACTTAAAAAAGGTGGTTTTCCTGATTTAAGTGGTGACGGTAAAGTTACTATGAAAGACGTTCTTATGGGACGTGGTGTAATTAAAAAACCAAAGAAAAAAGCCATGGGTGGATCTATGACTCTTGAAGGCGGAAAACTAAAAGGTGTAAAAGATGCACCTGAAGAGAGACGCAAAGAAAAAATTCAAAAAATTAAAGGTTTTCTTAAAAGAAGATCCTTGTTAAATCCTATGGGTGGATCAAGAGGTCTTGGAAAAGTTGCAGGTAGAGCTGCAAAAAGAGGATATGGTATAGCGAAAAAGTGATTAGAATATTATTAATAATATTACTTTTATCTGTATCAATTAAAGCTTTTGCAGAAACAAATACTGTAAGTTCTACTGTTGTTACAAATAATACACCACCTACAGCAAATTCACCAAGTGTTGTTGTAAACAATTCTGACGTTTGTAAGACGGCAGTAGCGGGCGCCGTGCAGACCCAGATTTTAGGAATTTCGTCGGGAATTACGGTGACTGATGAAAACTGTGAAAGAATAAAATTAGCTAGATCTTTGTATGCTTCAGGCATGAAAGTTGCATCTGTGTCAATATTGTGTCAAGATCCACGTGTTTTTGACAGCATGACCATGGCAGGCACCCCATGTCCGTATATGGGTTCTATTGGTCAAGATGCTGAAACAGGCTGGAAAGAAAATATGGATATGATTCCAGAGGGTAGTGTTGTCTATGCAAAATGGAATGATGAGATTAATAAAATAAAAGTTAAAGAAGGAGTCGAAAGCGATGGAGCAAAACTGGCGAAATTTATTATTGCTGCTATGGTTATGCACTCTGGTATCGTTACCTTCTTCCCTTAGAGCTGAGTGTCCAGTAACTGCTACAGGAGTTTGTACACCTGGCATAGAAGAAACAATTGTAATAACAGAAACAGAATCAATTGAATATGAAGCTGATGGCCATACAGTAACTACTGAGACTACCACTACAACAACGACAGTAACAACTACTAATGAAGACTCAGGAGATATTCTTGATGGAAGTAGTGGATTTGTACAGCCTAGATATGAAGGGGATATGGACCAGGATTGGGGTGGGCAAGGCCCTGCTAGTATGCCTTCAGGCAATTCTTGTTACGAATTAGGCTCAGATAAATGTGCACAAATTACTGGATCAGGTAATTCAACGTCTACTCAAGGTGTAAGCGGAATGGGAACCACCTTTATACAAACTGTAGATATATCTTCACTTGATGTAAAAAATGGGGGTAGAACAAACTATTCTATCAAAGTCGATAAAAGAGACGCTGATGATCGTATTTATATGCACATCACAGGAAAAAATGGCAACACAAGTGTTTTTTCAGGAACAGACATTTTATCAGAATCTGGTGTTACTAGTGGTTATCAAGAATACACAGGAGGTTTTGATTTTGCAGGAACTATAACAAGGTTAACCATAGAAATTGGAGGGCGTGATATATCTTTGGCAATTGGACCGCTTTTTGATGATGTACGTGTAAACGTGCTTTACAACGTCGTATCAACTATAGTTACACAACAAATAACAACAATTGAAATGTGGATTGCTTATGGTGGTAGCACAGAAACAGAAGTTATAGATATCGTAGAAAACATTTTTGAACACAATGATATCGTGATTGATGCACCGCAAGATGATTATTTTTTTGAACCAGAGTTTGATGAACCAGATATGGAAGTATCTTATGAAACTGTGGAGATGGAAATGGAGATGGATTATCAAATGGACTTTGAAATGGAAATGCCTGTAATGGAAGTAGAATTTGAAATGCCAGAATTAACTGTAGATGAAGTAAATGTAGCCTCTGTTGAAATAGAAATGGAAATGGAATTAGAGATGGAATTAGAAATGCCAGATTTAGAATTACCAGAACCAGACATGGAAATGCCAGAAATGGATATGAATATGCCGGAACCAGAAATGGAAATGCCAGAGACAGAGCCAGAAATGACAGAAGAGATTGAAGTTGCACCAGAACCAGATACAATGGAGCCTGAAGTAGAAGCTGAACCAGAGATGGAGGAAACAGCCAATGAACCAGAACCAGAACCACAAAGTGAGCCCGAGGCTGAAGCTGAGCCAGAACCCGTGGATGAGTCTACTGAAGAAGATTCTACAGAGGCTGAAGCTGATGCGGAAGAAGAGCCTGAGCAGAAAGAGAGCGTATCAGAGGCTGAGGACAATGAAGAGCAACCAGAAGATATGGAAGAACCAGAAGATAAGGGTGAAACCGAAGAGAAACCTGTAAAAAAACCAGAATCTAAAAAAGAAAAAGCTGCAAAGAAAATTGTCAAGAAGATGGGTGATAAGGGTAGATATGACTCAACAAATCAGTTAAAAACATTAATTGTGATGCAAGTATTAGGTGACACAAAAACCTTTTTTGAGTCGCAAAAACAACTGGAGGATCGATTAGATTTTTTTACTGATTACATGATACCAGATGCAGATATACAAAATAACAATATAGCGCAGTGGTATTTATTTAGTGGCAGTGATGGTATGATGAATGATATGATAGATTTACAATGGCAGAAGTAGAATTACCAGGCGGAATAAAATTTAAAGGTGGCAAGATTTTTGTCATACTTACAGCTTTGACTACTGCTAGTGGAGCATTATGGGGTGGCTTTGAATTTTACAAAGATTATCTCACAATGAAAGAGCAGATACAAGAATACGTAGCTCCTGATTTGTCAGGATTTGATAAAGATATTGCTGTTATGAAAGAAGAGATGGACAGCAAGACTGACCTAATACAAACAGAAATAGAAATGCTTATGTCTGAAATGGAAATGATGATGCAGGAAATTAGACTTGTAGCAGATGTGGCTAATGAATTAAAAAATGATTTACGACAAGATGTTAGAAGAGTAGAGAAAATTGTTAATGATGTTGAACAATTGGTTAAAGAAGATTCGAGAGAAACCAACCAGGAGTTAAGACAAACCACGAAGGACATTCAGGAAGACATGGAATTATTAAAGGGTAAGTTGGAACAAGCCATGACTGAATTAGAACAAAAGATAGATAAAAGAATAAAGCTTGCATTAGAGAATCCTTTATCACAAATGTAGTTATGGCTAAACCACCTACTAACGAATACTTTACACCTATCAAAAAAAGGACTAGTATAGGGCGTTCTCCACGCAGTAGGCCAAAGAACAAGAATAAAAGACGTCAATACGTTAAATATAGAGGTCAAGGATGAGAAAAGGTTTATATGCTAATATTCATGCTAAAAGAAAACGTGGTGAAAAAATGCGAAAAAAAGGTGCAAAGGGTGCACCTACTGCAGCTAACTTTGCAAGAGCAAAAAAAACAGTGAGGAAAAAATGACTAAATTATGTCCTAGAGGTAAAGCAGCAGCTAAGAGAAAATTTAAAGTTTATCCAAGTGCATATGCAAATGCATACGCTTCAAAAATATGTGCAGGCAAAATTAAAGATCCAAGCGGTGTAAAAAGGAAAGATTTTAAAGGACCTAAAAAAGCCATGGGCGGTGTTATAGATTTTAACAAAATTTCACAACAAAGAAAAAAAGTATCATCAATGAATAAAGGTGGTATGGCAAAAGCTTGTGGTGCCGTTATGGAAGGTAAAAGAAAACAAACTAAGTTTAGTTAATGTCTGGTCATAAAGGTTTAGCTAAATGGTTTAAGCAGGATTGGGTTGACATAGGCTCAAAGAAAAAAGGCGGCGGCTTTAAAAAGTGTGGTCGTTCAAAACAAAAAGCGGACGCAAAAAGAAAATATCCTAAATGTGTTCCTGCAGCAAAAGCAGCAAGAATGAGTGAGAGTCAGAGAAAATCAGCTGTAAAAAGAAAAAGAAGTAAAGCACAAGGTGTTGGTGGTAAACCAACTAATGTTAAAACATTTGCTGCTCAAGGTGGTTTAATTACAAATCAAAGAAGAGCTGGTATAGCACAGAGAGGTTTTGGTTTTAGAGGTGTCTTTTAAAAAAGATCCAAAAAAAGGAACAGGTAAAAAACCAAAAGGCAGTGGAAGAAGACTCTATACTGACGAGAATCCAAAGGATACTGTATCTATTAAGTTTGCTACTCCTGCTGATGCTAGAAGCACAGTGGCAAAAGTTAAAAAAGTTAACAAACCGTTCGCAAGAAAAATTCAAATTCTTACAGTCGGAGAACAAAGAGCAAAAGTGATGGGTAAATCACAAGTTGCTAGTATTTTTAAAAAGGGTAAAGATGCCATTAGAAGAGGACGTAAAACAGGACGTACGTAAGTGGTCTGAACTTTTTCTAGAAGTTCCAAATCAACACTTAGGTGGATATCCAGCATGTCCTTTTGCTAAAAAAACATGGACAGATAATAAGGTAGTTGTCGAGGTAAAAAGAAAAAATAAATGGTATAAATCCGAACTAAACGGTCACATTAAACAATTGAACTTTGATGTACATGAGTTATTGATATTTTGTGACCCCTACTTTAATTACAGTTTAGAGGATTTTCAAACTGTGATTGATGAATATAATGATTGGTATAATAAAAAAGATATATTTTTTATGGGTTTTCATCCCCACAACCCAGCAAACGAGGAGGAACAAGAGTTTCTTGTCACTCCAAATGGGAGCACCCCTATTATAGAAAACAGTATTGACTACTCTATGATGCTGGCACAAAAGTTCTCGCTATTACAAGAAGCTTCTGATAAACTACACAAGGCTGGTTATTATGATAAGTGGCCAAAGGGGTACTATCAAGACGTTGTAGTATCTAGAGCAAAAACCTATAAACGAATATTCGGAGGTCGACATGATGGGTAAAAAGAAAATGGCCATGAAACGTGGCGGAAAAGTTAAAGGAAAAAAGAAAGCAGTAAAAAAACGTGGCGGTGGAATGCTTGAAATGGCTATGGGTGGTAAAATATCACCTCGAAAAAAAATGGCTATGGGCATGAAACGTGGCGGCAAAATGAAGAAAAAGTAGATGCCAACATACGCATCAACTGCTGCTTTTGATTTGACAATTGATCAAATCTGTCAAGAAGCATACGAACGTTGTGGTTTGCAAATTCGTTCAGGTAATGATTTGCAGACTGCAAAGCGTTCTCTTAACCTTATGCTTGCTGAATGGGCAAACAGAGGATTAAATCTTTGGACTATTCAATTACAAGAAAAAAGCATAACGCAAGGCACAACAGATTTAAGTGGACTAAATTTATTTGGTTCTGGCGCTGATGCTGCACAACAGATAATTGATATAACTGATGTTGTAATTAGAGACAGCAGCAATAATGATTATTCTGCTACTGCAATTAGTAGATCTACTTATCTTAACTATACTGTTAAAACGACCAGCGGACGACCAACTCAATACTATTTTGAACGTACGATAAACCCAAGACTATATCTATATCCTGCAGCTGATACAGCTTACACTCTAAAATATTATGCTCTTGTTCGTATGAAGGATGCGGGCGATTACACAAATAATGCTGAGATTCCTTTTCGATTTCTTCCATGTCTTGTAGCTGGATTAGCTTATTACATATCAATGAAAAAATCACCAGAAAGAATGCAAGCATTAAAACTTTTGTATGAAGATGAATTTAAAAGAGCAGCAGATGAAGACGGTGAAAGAACAAGTGTGTTTATTACTCCTCAAACTTATTTCCCTACTGGCGGTGGTTACTAATGGCTAAATACGCTTCTGGTAGATTTGCAAAAAGAATTTCAGATAGATCTGGAATGGCTTTTCCATATAATGAAATGGTAAAAGAATGGAATGGTTCAACAGTGCATACAAGTGAATTTGAAGCAAAACATCCACAACTAGATCCAAAATATCATCCAACAGATGCACAATCTTTACAAAATGCAAAACCACAAAGAATAGATGCGACAGTACCTTTACAATTTGTTATGACAGCAGCAAATATTTTTCAATCTGTCGGAATGCAACCTGTAACAGAAAATAAAGATACGTTGGCTGTTATGAACTTAGGAGCTGTAAGCGTGGTAATATCATGACGACATATTCAGAATTAGTAACGCAAATAAGAGATTATACAGAAACTGATAGCACAGTACTAACAGATACAATTGTAAACGATTTTATTCAACATGCGGAAAAAAGAATATTTAGAGATGTTGACTTGGATATATTTAGATCTTATCAATATGCAACTCTAACACAAGGTGTGCCTTTTGTATCCTTACCTGGTGCAAACTTAGGACAGTTGGCTTTTATAAGATCAGCTCAAATATATGACTCTGCAAATCCAGTAAGATACTATCTGTATCAAAAAGACATTACTTTTATGAATGAATATTGGCCAAATCGTAATACTGAGGCTCAACCAAAATATTATGCAATGTGGGATCAAGACACGATATATCTTGCACCTACACCAAATTCTGCATATAATATAGAATTAGCTTTGAACAAGCAAGAAGACGGGTTGTCAAGCTCAAACACAACAACGTGGGTGAGCACAAATGCTCCAAAAGTCTTACTTTATGCAGCACTTTGTGAAGCATTTAGATTTTTAAAGGGGCCCGACAACATGCTTCAATATTATGAGCAAGGCTATCAACAAGCATTACAAGGCTTGCAAATTGAACAACAAGGCAGAAGAAGACGTGATGAACACTATGATGGTGTAATTCGTTTTCCTCTAGACTCAAAACAACCATAAAGGAGATACAAAATGGCAATATCATCAGCAATATGCAATACCTTTAAAGGGGAACTTTTAGAAGGTAAGCATAACTTTTCGTCTGGTAGTGGTCATACATTCAAGATAGCTTTGTTCACTTCATCAGCTTCCTTGGGTGCATCAACTACTGATTATAGTACATCAAACGAAATAACTAATACTTCAGGATCTGCGTATACTGCAGGTGGAAAAGCATTAACAAACAACGGTGTTACAAGCTCATCTGGAGCTTCTGTAGCTTTTGTTGATTTTGCAGATGCACAATTCACATCAGCAAGTTTTACAGCAAATGGAGCTATGATTTATAACACTACTACAGCAGGTGGATCAGGAACAACTGACGCTGTTTGTATATTAGCGTTTGGTGGTGACTTTACTGCAAGTAATGGTACATTTACTATTCAGTTTCCAACTGCCGACACAAGTAGCGCTATTATAAGAATTTCGTAGGAGAAGCTAAATGGCTTTTATCCTAAACGATCGAGTTAAGGTTACCTCGACCACACAAGGCACAGGTGTATTTGCACTTGGTAGTGCCACTGCTGGTTTTGAAACTTTTGCAACTGGTATAGGTGGTAGCAATACCACGTACTATGCAATTGCTCATCAAAGCTCTGCAGAGTTTGAAGTAGGTTTTGGAACACTAGACTCTGACGGTGACGCACTAACTAGAACTTATATTATCAACAGTTCAAATAGTGATGCGGCTGTAAACTTTACTGCAGGAACAAAAGATGTATTTTGTACGATGCCAGCCTCTAAAGTTGGTTTGCCATTTCCACAAGAGTATGGATCGTCAGGTGCACCTAAGATAATTACTGTTAAAGTAGGTTCTAAAACAAGTAGTCATCCTTATCCAGCAGGAGGAAGTTCTAGTAGTAATGCATACTTTTTAGATGGATTAGAATCACCAGCACTACGTTTTTCTGGTGCTGATCCTAATGCCAAATATTACTATAAATTTGACACATCAGACAATAGTAACTCAGGACACCCTTTACGTTTTTATTTAGATGCTGCTAAAAATAACGCATACACAACAGGTGTTACGACCAGTGGCTCTGGGGGTAGTTCAGGAGATTATGTTCAAATAGCAGTAGATGCTAACACACCAAATATATTGTATTATCAATGTTCTTCTCATGGATACATGGGTAACCATGCTGTTAACGTGTCTAATAGTGTAAACGGCGATTTGACTCTTAACTCAAAATTAAAAATGCCAGATAATACATCTGGTAAAATATTAGTTGGTGACGGCACTAGCTATGAAGAAGTAGCTGTTTCTGGAGATGCAACGCTCTCTAGTAGTGGTGCTTTAACAATAACAGGAGGCGTAACACAAGGCTTTGTAATTGCAATGTCCGTGGCGCTTTGATATAAGGATTTACTATGGCACAAGATTTTGAAAGAGCATTTGCAAGAAACGTAGGCACAAGCGCTGTCTCTTTAGTAACATCAAACTCGGATGACGCACTAATTGGTATTCGTGTAACTAACGTTTTAGCGGCAACTATTCAGGTTGATGTATATATTTCTAGCGGCGGTAATGATTATCACATTGCTAAAAACTTAAGTATACCACAAGGATCAGGTTATGAGCTCATACAAGATGGCTCAAAAGTAAACATCTTAAATGGTGATGTATTAAAAATTAAATCAGATACAGCAAGTTCAGCTGATGTTTGGGTATCATTTATAGATAGTATTAGTACGTAGGAGGTATCATGGGTTACACAGGTCCAGCAACATCAGATCAATTCAAATCCATGTCTACCCAGTCAATTACTGGGGATGGCTCTGCTACAAGTTTTTCGTTAAACTCTCCTGTAGCAAATTCGTCAGAAATAAGATTTGTTGTAAACAACGTTGTACAAAAACCAGACGTAGATTATTCTGCAACTGGCACAACTCTATCAACAGGATCAAACGTATTGGCAGGTTCTGATGCAGCTTATGTTGTATTTATAGGGCAAGCCGTAGGATCACAAACACCATCATCTGGCAGTGTAGATCACACAGCTATTTCAGCAGCATTTAATGGCATGTATTTAAACTTGGCAACGGTGACTTCAACAGTTACAATAACCTCAGCACAGAATGCTTTTTTAGCAGGACCAGTAAACTTTACTAACACCGTAACGGTAGAAGGGACATTGACAGTTATATAATGGGAACTTTATTCGTAGATAAATTAGATCCACAATCAGGAACATCATTAGAGATTGGTAGTTCAGGGGACACGATCACGATTCCGTCAGGAGCCACAATCACAAATAGTGGGACCGCTACGGGCTTTGGTGTTGCTGGAACAGAAAGTTTTTTTGTTACAAAATCTTCAAGTGATGATCAAACCTTATCAAATAATACTACTACTAAAATAACTTTTGATACTGAAGGTGTTGATGCTGGAAATAATTTTGCATCAAATAAATACACAGTTCCAAGTGCTGGTAAATATTTCTTTGAAGCACAAGTCAAAGGTGAATCTAATTTAGATTCAAAGATTGCAACTTTTACAATTTATATTTACAAAAATGGAAGTATCATTCTTGCTAACGACAATGAATTAACTGCTGGTTATGAAAAAAAGATTACAAAGAATGTAAGTGGCGTTTTAGATTTAGCACAAAATGATTATTTAGAAGTTTACCTAATTATTAATTGGGAAAGTTCAGCGACTCTTAGTGCTAAAGGCGGTAGTCAAGGAACAACACATTTTTTAGGATTTAAATTAGCATGATAACAATTTTAAAAGGAGGTCTATATGGCAAGTCTATCAACTAAAGTAGCGCTCTATTGTACTGCGAACAGCAAAACGGCTGATTTCGGTCCAGGAGGCAATGTAACTTTACAGGATGACTCGGACGGTAAAGGCCCGTATATAGCAAGCTGGAGCGTCAGTGGTTTAGATAAACCTACAGATTCTCAATTAGCTAGTTATGAAACGGCTGGTAATACCGAAGAGACAAACAATACTGTAAGAGCTACAAGAAAAGCAGCTTATGGTGATATTGGCGATCAACTTGATGAGATATATAAAGATATCGACGCTTGGAAGGCGAGAATCAAAGCGGTCAAAGATGCTAACCCTAAGTCGTAAAGGAGTAAATATAATTGAGTAAAGTACAAGTAGATACTATTGATACCAGATCTGGAACGTCTACCATGCAAATTGGTAGCACGAACACGTCTACTATTAACATAGGCGTTTCAGGTGATACGGTCAACATCCCAGCAGGGGTGACGATCGCTAACGCTGGTACAGCTACTGGCTTTGGTGAAGACAACACTCCTTCTTTTCGTGCTAAAATGAGTGCATTTCAAACTTTTAGTAGTGGATATGTAAAAATACAATTTAATACAGAAGATTGGGATACAGATGGTGCTTACGATCATTCAACTAATTATCGTTTTACAGTTCCGTCAAACGAATCGGGTAAATATTTTTTCACTGTTGGAATTGCTCAAAAAGGAACTTCGGCACAAGGAGTAAATTATCCATTAGTAATTTATAAAAATGGTTCTGCAATTAGATATGTAAATCCAAATCCTACTTATGGAGGTAATGTTGAAAGATTAAGAGTGCTTTGGAGTGAGCCATTAGATTTAGCTGTAAGTGATTACATTGAAGTTTACTGTAATGGAAGCGGTTTTCAAATAGAAGATGGTTTCTTTTCAGGTTTTAAATTAGCAGGAGTATAGATGAGCACTTTAAAAGTAGATACAATACTCAAGCGTACGGGCACTGGCACGATTTCCATTGGCCAATCAGGAGATACAGTTGATATAACTAGTGGATCTACGTTAGATCTTACGGGTACAACTGTAAGCGGATTAACTGGTGCTGGCAAAATTTTACAAGTGCAGACTTCTACTTATGCTACTGCTACAACCACAACCTCTTCTACTTTAGCTGCAACAGGTTTAACAGGATCTATCACACCATCAGCAACTACCTCAAAAGTATATATAAGTTTAACTTTTAGATATGGATCTAGTAGATCTAACAATGGTAACAAAGAAGATGGATATGGCATTAGAATAACAAGTGGAGCAGGAACAGTTATTGATTATGATAATTCTGGAACAGGTTGGTATTTTCAAAGAGACGATGCCCATGCTCAGGACACCCGTAATATTACTACGATTACAGGAATAGATAGCCCTTCTACGACATCAGAAATTACTTACACCGTTAAACATGCTGCATATCAAGCAGCAGGTGTTTCTTCAGTTTTTTGTCGTGATAACGCTACTGCTACTTTAACTTTAATGGAGATTGGCGCATGATTACTATAGCAGATGCAATATTGGCAATTAATATAAATGCCGAAGTTAATATTAAAGGTGATAATTTAGACACTTGTGAAATAGAGTGGATGAACGGAACCGCTGAAATATCTAAAGCAGACATAAAAACAAAAATGGCAGAGTTACAAACTACATATGATAATAATAAATATCAAAGAGATAGAGTTTATCCTAGTATAGCTGATCAATTAGACATGCAATATTGGGACAAAGTAAACGGAACAACCACTTGGCAAACAGCTATTGCTAAAGTAAAATCAGACAACCCTAAAGGATAGAACATGGCATTTGCAACGATAGACGTAACAAAAGGAATAACAGGGACAATCCCTGTAGCGAATGGCGGTACAGGCTTAGCGTCTGGAACCACAGGACAATTTTTAAAATTTACAGGCACTACAACAGTTGCTAGTTCAGCGGTTGACGGTAATAAAATTACAGAATATGATAATTGGAGAATAACATCTAACTTTCAAGGTGATGCACAACCTTTAAGTTCTAACTGGTCAAGAGCAACTGGAGCATTTGAAAAAATTGGAACTGGTCTCAGTCAATCATCAG